ACAAACAAAGTCACGTTATGGAGCTTTTAGATGCTGGTGAATGGACAGGAAACATAGTGGCTTTGCCTAATAATCGTGTCCGAGTTACACATCCAGCTTGGTTCACTCATGGAGAGGGTGCACCCGACTTCCGACCTTCTGCTCATATACATTACTCTAAATCTGATTTAGACTATACCTTAGACGTAAATCGAGTTTTTGATAACTTGTATAACGACACGGAGGATTAATGGCAACATCTAGCAGTAAAAATTTTGAGCCAGACGTAGCTGAATACATAGAAGAGGCTTTCGAGCGTTGCGGTTTAGAACTGCGTACAGGTTATGACCTTAAAAGCGCAAATAGAAGTTTAAATTTAATGCTAGCAGAGTGGGCCAACAGAGGTTTAAATCAGTGGACCATTGCACAAAAAACCGTGACCATGGTTAAAGACACCACAGAATACAACATTGATAGCACCAATGGTACGGCACCCATAGATGTATTAGACGTCTTTATACGCGAAACAGTAAGCTCAGAAACCACAGATCTGCCTATGTCCAGGTTAAGCAGAGCAGAATACTCACACATTGTTAATAAATCATCAACGGGCAAGCCTAATCAATATTTTATAAACAAACAAATTACACCTACAATTTCAGTTTGGCCAGCACCAGATAAGTCGAGCACTTACACTGTGGTTATGAATGTTTTAACCAGAATGGATGACTCAGATTCAGCTACAAATACCATGGAAGTGCCGTTTCGTTTTTATCCATGTTTAACTGCGGGCCTTGCTTATTACATATCTATGAAAAGAGCACCAGAAAGAACTGCCATGCTAAAAAGCATGTATGAAGAAGAGTTCACCAGAGCTTTGTCACAGGATGAGGATAGGGCCTCTTTTAGAATATCTCCAGATATTCGCAGTTATAACAACGCATAATGGCTTTTGCATCGGGTAAATTTGCTTACGGAATCTGTGACATAACAGGTTTTCGCTACAAATTAAAAGATATGAAAAGAACCTGGGACGGTTTATTGGTTGGCCCAGATCAGTTTGACCCAAAACATCCACAGTTAATGCCAAGACCTGTACCTCAAGATCCGCAGGCATTAAGAAATGCAAGACCAGAGGAAAAAGATGACAACAATTTTTTTGTTGTTTACACTAATGTAGGTGACGGCAAGTTAGGCGAGGAACTAACAACCTTTGGTATAACATCGGGCGTTGGCTCAGTAACGGTATCAATAACATGAGTTTTACATTAGCAACATTAAAAACAGCGGTTCAAGACTATTTACAAGTATCTGAATCTACTTTTACGTCACAATTAAATACATTTATAACCGAGGCAGAAGATCGAATATTTAGCCTGGTTCAATTACCAAAACAAAGAAAAAATGTTCAAGGCACGCTTACATCAAGTAATAGATTTTTGGCCACACCCACAGATTTTTATGCGCCATTTAGTTTGGCAATCATAAGCTCAAATACTTATGATTATTTAGATTTTAAACATTCATCTTTTATCAAAGAGTACGCACCAGGCTCCACCTCAACAGGACAGCCTAAATATTACTCTTTGTTTGATGATACAGCTTTTGAGGTTGCACCTGTACCCGACGCTAACTATACGGTAGAGTTGCATTATTTACATAAACCAGCATCTTTAACGAGCGGTAGTGACAGCGGTACAACATTTTTGTCTACGGATTATCCAGACGCATTGTTGTATGGCACGTTAGTAGAGGGGGCCATATTTCTAAAAGAGCCACTTGATGTCGTTACCCAATTTGAGGGGCGTTTCAAGGAGGCAGTCGCGAGGATCAAAACTATATCCGAAGGTAGAGGTACCAGGGATGAGTACAGATACGATCTATTACGCACTGGCGTAAATTAGTGGATGAAATAAAAAATAATCAAAAAAACCCAGACGAAAATTTAAAAGGTAAAACAGTAGCTATTGTTGGCTTAGGAATAAGCCAGGTAGATTTTGCTATTGGTTTACAAAACGGTAGAACGTGGGACGAGGTTTGGTGCATTAACTCAGCTGGCGCTACTTATCCATGCCATAAAATATTTATGTTGGATCCTGCCAGCAGATTTTTTGACACAGAAGATGCAGGTAAGCAAACCAATGTCATGCAACGTTTGTTATCAAAAACCACAACACCTATTTACACATGCGAGCTGGATGAAAGGTTAAAAAATCCAATAGTATTTCCCGTTGAAGAGGTTTGTAATGCCACTAAGTGTGCTTATCTAAACAACACCGTTGCTTATGCAATAGCTTTTGCATTGTGGAACCAAGTTGGCAGGATAGATTTATTTGGTATTGATTTTTCTTATAAAGAAAACATGCACTTTGCCGAGGCTGGACGCGCTTGCGTCGAGTTTTGGATTAGCAAATGTATGGAAAATGACATACTCGTAGGAATGAGCGGTAGATCTACAGTGTTAGATTCAAATGTACCTGCTACTGAAAAACTTTATGGTTTTCACAGATTAGAAAAACCCTTGGTCGCAATACCACATGAGGGTAAGTTTATAATTGGTCCTTATAATGAAATTAACGAAAGATTAGAAAAAGTGGGGCTGAAAATAAATGAAGATGTTGCACCTCCAGAGCCGTACAAAGGATGAGTGTAGATAGTCAATTTAAACTTGGAAACATATCTGTTCATGCGACACAGAATGAAGGTCACTCACCAGAATTTTGGGCCAAACAAGCAACAAAGAAAATTTGCGATTATTCTAACGAGGCACCAGAGCATATAAAACAACAGGCTCACGCTTTCCAAACTCAAGTTTATAATGTAATCTTACATAGTATTAAAAATGCAATTAAGTCGAAGAATACGACTTATGTAAATTTGTTAAAAAAACAAGGCCACAGTGACATGGCCGATATTATAAAGGAGCTTTAAATGGCTATTACATCGGCAATATGCACAAGTTTCAAACAAGAACTTTTGGTTGGAACACATAACTTTACTAATAGTAGCGGTAATTCTTTTAAATTGGCGTTATACACATCCTCGGCTACCTTGGGTGCTGGAACAACAGCTTATGTTACTACTGGAGAGGCATCTGGGACTAATTATACAGCCGCAGGCTCGGCGCTTACTAATGTGACTCCAGCAACATCTGGAACAACCGCTGTATGTGATTTTGCAGATTTAACTTTTACTAATGCTACCGTTACTGCTAGAGGTTGTTTAATATACAACGACACAAATAGTGATAAGGCTGTTTGTGCTATTGACTTTGGCGGTGATAAAACTAGCACGGCTGGTGATTTTACAATTGTATTCCCGAGCGCGACAGCTACAGGTGCGATTATAAGATTGGCTTAATTCTATTTTTAAAATGGTAGAATTTAGATATGCCGCTTACAAAAGTTAATTTCAGACCAGGAATCAATAAAGAGGAAACCGATTATTCTAATGAGGGTGGTTGGGTCGATGGCAACTTTATTCGGTTTAGAAAAGGTCGTGTTGAAAAAATTGGCGGCTGGGAAAAATACATAGATTCTACTCTTGTCGGTTCCCCTAGAGCTTTGCATGCTTGGATAGCTTTAGATGGCACTCAATATTTAGGCGTTGGAACTACAAACAAATATTATGTTGAAAATGGTAATGTCTATAACGATGTTACCCCTATCAGAAGATCCTCAACTAATTCAACAACTTTCGGGGCCACCAATGGATCCTCAACTATAACTGTCACTGAAACAGGTCATGGGGCAGTAAACGGAGATTTCGTGACTTTTTCAAGCGCAGTAAGTTTAGGTGGCAATGTTACTGCGGCTGTTTTAAACCAAGAATATCAAATAAATTTAGTTACGGGTGACAACACCTACGAAATAACTGCCAAAGATACGTCTGGCACCACGGTTACAGCCAATGCAAGCGATTCTGGGAACGGTGGATCTGCAACCGACGCAGTGTATCAAATTAACTCTGGACTAGATGTGTTTGTACCCAGCACGGGTTGGGGTGTTGGTACATGGGGTGCAGGAGCTTGGGGAGCGGCCACTGCATTGAGTGACACGAACAACCTTAGACTTTGGACACACGATAATTTCGGAGAAGATTTAATCATAAATCCAAGAAACGGCGGTATATTCAAATGGGATGAAAGCAACGGACTTTCAACTCGGGCAGTAGAATTATCTGGTATTTCTGGGGCCAACAAAGTTCCAACGAAAGCCTTACAAGTTATAACCTCAGAAACCGATAGGCATTTAATTGTTTTAGGCGCAGATCCACTTAGCGGTGGTTCAAGAACAGGAGCTATCGATCCTATGTTGGTGGCCTTTTCAGATCAAGAAAACGAATTAGAGTTTGAGCCTTTGAGCACTAACTCAGCTGGATCTTTGCGATTATCAAGCGGTTCTTCTATCATTGCTGGTATTAAATCAAGGCAAGAGGTTTTGATTTGGACTGATACATCCATTTATAGCATGCAGTTTATCGGCCCGCCATTAACTTTTGCCATGAATTTAATCAACGAAGGCGCTGGTCTTATTGGCCCGAAAGCAGTGGTCAATGCACCGAATGGTGTTTTCTTTATGTCTAAAAACGCCTTTTACTTTTACAACGGATCGATTAAAAAGTTAAATTGCAGTGTGCAAGATTATGTGTTTGGTGATCTAAACGTGGATCAGTCTTTTAAATGTTTTGCTGGTTTAAATGAAGAGTTTTCCGAAATATGGTTTTTCTATCCATCAAAAACAGACAGCACCAATGAAATATCAAGATATGTAATTTACAATTACGAGGAAGATTCCTGGAGCATTGGATCCTTAGAAAGATATGCTTGGTTAAATCCAGGTATTAATGAAAAACCTTTGGCCGCAGGTGAAACCTCATCAACCAAGGTTATTTATCAACATGAAACAGGTGCCAACGATGATACAAGCTCCATGGATGGTGTTTTTATTGAATCAGCTGATATAGATATAACAGATGGCGATAATTTTCTATTTTTGAAAAAAATTATCCCCGATATACTTTTCCAAACCGAAATAGGAACAAGTCCAGATCCAGCTTTAAACGTAGTGGTAAAACGACGAGATTTTAATAGTGAAAGCCTTACCACTGACTCAACCACACAAATAAAAAACAGCTCTACTTTTTCGAGTTTGCGAACAAGAACCAGGCAATTTGTTTTACGATTCGAGTCAGATGATGACAACACAGAGGCAGATAGAAAAGATTTTAAATGGAGATTGGGTAATACCCGTGTAGATATACAACAATCTGGACGTAGATAATGGCTAAATTACTGCCAACCCGACTTCCGCAGGCTCAAGGAACAGAAGTTTCGGTTGATACGTTCAACAGGCTTGTTAGAATATTAGAGTTAAACCTGGGCGCGGAGGATCCAGATGTCATTCGGAGCTACACAAATACAGAGCTTGGCGAATTGCAATTCGCAACAGGCTCTATTATATTTAACAGTACGACAGAGGTTCATCAAGGCTTTGATGGCACTGAGTTTAGGAATCTCTACGAACACCAGACATACCCTACTGGTTTGTCTGCAACAGCGAGCATAGGAGCTGTAACAGTAACGATAGGATAGATATGGCAATTAGCGAAGATTTACAGAGAAGAATTAATAGTTTAACGCAAGGAAATATAGATCCAGGTTTTTTTGCAAAACTACCAGAACTTACGCCAGAACAATCTGCCGCTATGCAGAGATCAGCTGAAATGATGCAAGTAACTCCAGAAAATATGCAACCCTTAACACCAGAGCAAAAAGCATACCAAAACAGATTTTTAGTGATGCCTCAAGGTCAAATGACCAATGAAGAAACTGCAATCATGGAAATTGCTAAAGAGGCTGAAATGTCTACAGACCCCGAAGAAAGAGAGGGTTTACTGGCTATGATGGAAAAATTGCAAGCGCAAGCCATGGCACCTATGGGTGAGTTAGCTCAAGAGTTAGCACAAATGGGTGGTGGTGAAGATACAGCCTTGGCCCATGTTAGACCAGGTGAAGTGGTCGTCCCTCCAGAAATCATAGAAGATCCAGAAGTAGAAAGTTTATTAGAAAGCAAGTTTAGCCAAATGGGTATAAACCCCGAAGAGGCGGTTGTCGGTGTCGGTATAGCAAGTCTTAACCCAAACACAGGTTTAGAGCAATTTGGTTTCTTTAAAAAGATTGGTAAAAAATTAAAGAAAGTTGTTAAAAAGGTAGCGCCGATCGCGGCCTTTATACCTGGAGTCGGAACCGCTTTAGGTGGTGTGCTTGGTGGAATCGGTGGATTAGCCACTAAAATACCAGGCATCGGTGGTGCTTTAGGCGAGTTCGGTAGCACCATAGCTGGCGGTATCGCAAAAGCTGGTATTCCAGGAATTTCATCTATAGCAGGCGGAACCAGTGGTGGTTTCGGTGGCATCATGGATGCACTGACCACTAAATCTGGTTTACTCGGTGGTGGTATGTTCGGCGAAACAGGATCTTCTTATTTTGGTGGCCCAGAGGCAGGCAAAGGTTTGGCCAATAGATTTGGCTTGGGTAGCGGAACAGCTGGACAGGTTGAGGCTTATCAAAAAGCACAACGCGCTCAAACTGTTTTGGATGCTTTGTCACCAGAGCAATTGGCGGCAATGGACCCAGCAGATTTAGAATTAATTAAACAGACTGCCGCAGGCGGAAGTGGAACAGGTATTGGTAGCAACATAAGAAGTATTTTTGGTGGCGGATCTGGCGGTATCGGCGGAATACTTGGCAGTGGGTCGGGCACTGGAATAGGTGGAGGCGGTTTTGGAGACATGTTAAAAATGGGTGGTATTGGAGCCTTGGCCGCAGGACTTGGCAAGTTAGCTTACGATGAGGCCAAAGATCAAAAAGGCGTACCTTTAACTCCACTAACAACCATGGATGCTACAGGTAGATACAACATAGAGGCCGAGATAGCCAGAAGAATGGGCCAACAAGCACCGAATCCTGTTGAGTTTGGTTTATTACCCGAAGGGACTTTACCAGAGTTATCTGGTG